AACATCAATATCACGAATTGCAGATGTATTCTTTTTTAATTCTGATGTAGAAGTGATAAGGGAGTCAAGCGCTTCTGGACCATTGCCAGACTGAACATTTGATGCTGCTGACCTAATGATATCTTTAAGACTATCAGTCAAATACTCTGCACGTAACTCTTCTAGGTGATGCTTGGTAGCCCCAACTTCTTCTGTAGGAATAAAATCTCTAAACTTTTCTACGACAAGGCTTACTGGAGGGGTTGACCCGTTGGCCTCAAAATACTTCCTGATAAATGTCCAAATGTCTCCGTGAGTTCTGAGAATTGAATCAATGTTGGCTTGTAGCAAAACGTGGGCTTGTTTATCTTTTAGTACTGCAGAAATTAATTTTGATTCTGTATTACTCACTTAGCCACTCCTTTGCCTTTGCCCTGCGCTCAAGTCTTTCCTGATCGTCTTTTTTCTTATCTAATCTTGCTTGTAATATTTTCTCTGCATTGTAAGCAAAGTAGTTCCAAGAAGGAGAGGAAGCAACACTAAAATAATACTCAAGTAAATCATAGCATTCTCCTATCCCATAGGACTCTACAAGTGCATCAGAAGCCCATTGCTCAACATTTAAATTAAGTGATGGCTTTGACTCATACCTTGCTGTGTGATACTTACTGTATCTTGAAAGCAAAGCCATTCGGTCTTTGCGTTCGGCCATTACTCGTTTATTTCAGACTTTGCTTCGTTAATTTTAGCAGTCAGTTTGTCTTCAACAAACTTATAAACACGCTCAAAGGCCTGATCAACTGTTTCTCCATTTTTACGGTTTTCTACAACACCAAGATCAAGTCTTAGTGATTGGAAATTACCTAGATTGAGCGTATATCCTAGTGTTACGGATACCTTTGTTTCTTCGTTATTCATCCTATACCCCTTAATTAATTGACTCATTCCAAATTGGAATAAATCGTCCATCCTCAGTTTTCGTATATTTAAGTATACCATCCCCCATTCGCCTTGTCAATTCAGCCTTTGTGGGTGTTATATCATTTGTTATTAAATTATCTTTTCTTGGTCTACCAATGTGGTGTGTAGCAAGTATATCACGTATCTCTCTTACTTGCGATTCTGAATAGTATGATCTTACTTGCCATCCTCTGTCCCCGCCTTTTTGTGATCCCGTAGGAAATGGAATGACTCCTCGTTTCATTAATGATGGCATATATTTTTTATGACGATTAACTAAATCAGCAGTCTGACCTACCGTATATGCTCGCTCTCTTTTATTTTTAAAATCACTAATTAAACAACTTTCGATTTGATCTTTAGTAATGTTGTAAACAGACATAATTCCATTGGACTGGTTGTAGTGATATATACGAACAAGATCTTTATTTAAAAACCAAACCTTTTTGTTGCCAGGAATTACAGGGAGGAGATTGTAGCCTTCGACCTCTGTAGTTCCTTTTTTAGTAGCCATCTTCCCTCTTCTGAACTATTAGGTGGATTAAAAAACCTTCTAGATCCACAGAGCATGCAATATGATTCGAGATGCATTGGGGATGAATATATCCTGTCTAAGAACATTCTGCCTTTGCATTTTAAGCATCTCAGCATTAATTTGGTATGCCGATGATAATAAGATTAACTCCAGCGGTTACGATACCACCTTTATTAAATCTAACAGACCCCTCTACTTTGTTAGTAGATGGTGGTTTGATGATTACTGACATATCTCGGCCAGCATCGGTTCCTCCCGCATTCACAACAGTTGCAACAACTATTGGAGCATACTTAAAATCTGTTGAAAAGTCATATGAAAAATCTTTTTCTTCTGAAGCAGTTACAGATGTATTATTATTAATAGAAACATATCCACCAATAATTCTTGCCTCTGATGTTCTTACGCTTTGCTTTCCTGCTGAACCTGCATCCACAGTCACATACTTGTATGTTGATGGAGATATTGCTGAAGCAAGATCATTAATAGAATTAGCCATTTGATATACATATGTAACGTCTAGTGGTTGACCACGCTCAGGTAGGGGAATTTTTGCCATACTTAATTATACCACTAAGCCAGTGATATAACTCCGCTTTCCCATAGGGTTGAATTATTAAATCTTTGTTTTTGATATGTCTCTTGTTGTACTGCAACCTGAACAGTTGTTTTAGCCTGTTTTTTTAATGTTGCAAAATAAGATGAAGATACTGTAGTAACAAAAGACCATTCTGTATCTCCAGACCATTTGACATAAACATCAAACTTATCAGAAATTTTTCCACTTGAGTGGTCCCAAACCGCTACAACGTTTGGACCAGATACGGCAACATTAAAGTTCATGTTTGAAGGTTTTGCAACTATCATGGTTCTTTGTGGAGACCAGTGAGAGGATCTATTTCCGTCAGAAGAAACTATCTTATATCTTATTGTATAAGAACTATTTTTACCATCGTAGGCTGGTAGATCTTTTTTTTGAATTATAATATTTTTGATGCCTGGGTCTGGTGTTGCCATTATTGCACCTCTATGGCAAATCTAAATTCAATGTATCCAGAATATGCTGTTTGCTTAACGATTGGCTTTGCATCTACATTTTTAACAATAGAGTAGCCAGTAAGTCCATAAAGTGGGTTTGATGTAGACTTATTCTCTAGTCTCAATCCATCAAAGGATACATAGTAATCTGATGAAACAACATAAACATCACTTGAATTTTTTCTAAATACAGAAGCATAAGCCTTTACTAAGTTAACGGAATTCCAAGAAAATGGAGTTGCCCCAGAGTTGTAGAATAATTCCTGCAACTGCTTTGTTACAACAAAATATCTATTTGAAGAAAGATCTATCGACATATCATCTGAGTCAATTTCCATTCTTGCAGTTTGAGTTCCATCTGTTGATGCAAATTCTAGAATGATCTTAAATTTTTGTGGATCTAATCCAGTTTCATTTTTGTTAACAATAGAAAAGGCAAGTTTTAACTCATCAACCGATGAGTTTCTTGTTAGGTCAATAGAGACTCCATTATAGATTAAACACTTAGATGTTGAAGATGCTGAGAGTCTTCCACCTGTTTTTGTTATTGTTGCAGAATCTCCCCGTACCAAAACTGTTTCATTTAAAAATCTAGATCTTTCATTTCTTGCAATTCTTACGCTTGAGTTAAAGATAGTATTTTCTGCACTTGTTTTTATTACTGGGCATTCAACAAGTGCTCCATTTATTCCTACATTATATGATCCAAGGATATTGTTTGTTACAGCGCTTGTAACTGTATTAGTGCTAAGCGGGTCTAATATTTGTGGAATTTCTGTAATTGTTCCTGAGCCAGATGAAGGGCTATATAGTTTCCAGTTTTCATTATTAGCCCAAGAAAATAAAGACTTGCTATCGTATGCTCCATTAGCAGTATTAGATCCAACAGAAAATACTCCAACTTCCGATATTTCGTATCTTGGAGTTGAGTCTAGTTCTGCAGTAAATACAATTTTAGACACACCATTTTCTTTGACATACCCTCTTGATGTAATCGGAACTCTCTGCATCTCAAAATCAAGGCTAGTCTTATTGCTCATAACAGATACTTCCTGATTTGTAAATGTATGGCTAGAGTCAACAGGCTTTGGTCCACAGCCTATAGCAATGTATGAGGCGTAGGCTGGTGCCTGACCTATAAGGTATTTTGCTAGGATGCTTTTACCACTGTTAGTTATCATATTTATACCGCCCCATATATTGTATCATTATACTTGGTCCCATTTACCTGTATTTCAACACGTACATTTTCTTCGCTTCCTAAATTTACAACATTGATGACTAGGTCCCCCGTAGCGCTATCTATATAAACAATAGCCCCATCTGTACCATTCCCAGTTTCTGGAACATACTGCTCAAACTTTATAGGGAATGCATCAAAAGTTGACTGAATTGTTCCTTGCATTGCAATTAAATTTAATGGATTATACTGAAAGAATATACTACTTAGGTTTCTAATTGGAGAGTACAGAATATCCTGACCGTTAACCATATCTGATCTTGACAGACTTAGTAGTTCGATTCCACCAATATCCTCAAATATTAAATCACTCATAACCTCAATTGGCATTGGGGCAGTATTGAATAGTACCAGGTCTGGAGTTGGTATCTTTACAGCACTTTGAGATGCTGCGGGTGCTGTTGCAGGTGTTGATGATGTTGCGTCTACTGCCATTTTATATTTCCCCCAAGTATACTGTCATCTCTGGACCAGATATAGATCTATTATAGTCTATGCTATAGACCACATATCTTTTATCTTTTGAGTCTAAGACATCAATAGTATTATCTAAATAATCAATCTTTACAATATCTCCTAATTGCATTGTTGGTAAAGAGAATATCTTAAGACCAATAGAGTTTCTTGGTTTCATAATTCTTTGAGTTAGCCAAGACATAAGCGAGTTTGCCTCATCTGAAGACTGAACATACGGGACATCTAGAGAAAAATCTTTGTTACCGTGCAACATTCTACTTAGTTTAATTCCTTCATATTGCTTCTTAACTTTAAATGGAGACGACACAAGGTTTGATCCAGAGAACTGTGGGTCAGAAAAATCGCTACCTTTATTAAAGAATTCGTCAACTGTCAACTTGTTAGCACTTTGTTGTGTAAAGGTTACTCCCTGAATCCTCAAATAATTTCCACTTGATGAATCCAAACTAATTGCAGTGTCTGTTGCATTAAACACCATAAACTCTGCTCCATATGATCCAGCCCTAAATCCAGAAACAGCATATGTCTTTAGGGAGTTAAAGGTTGGAGATAGTTTTGCGTAAAGCGCTGGGTAGGCCTTATCATATTTAACATTGAATGTTGCACACTCTCGCATAATTGTTCCAAACTCTTCAAAATATATATTATATTTTGGTGGCTGTGATGGATCAATTCCTGATAGATATGTGTTTTGAATCATTCCACTTAAAGCATATTTCTTAAATGACTCGTGAACATCTACAGAGTCATCTCCATAGACTGACTGCACTGGTGTTTCAAGAACGCTAGATGTATTTTGACTATAGTTTGTTGTTAAAGCATAAATGTTTTCAAACATTATCTTTGATGAACCACGAGTGAATAGTGCCATATTGTTATATGTTGGCAATGGAGAAGCATCGTCAACAGTCTTTATTAGTACTCCGTTTATATATAGATAGAACCTTCTAACATTTCCAATATCTATATACTCAACTGCAAGATCGTAAACTGTTGGATTCTGCTCAGAAGCCATTCTGTATTGACCAGTGAATAGTCCGTTATCTACAATAATATTTCCCAAGCCCTCCCAAAGTTTAATTGGAACTGCTTTATCACTAGAAGAATCTTTTTGTACTTTATAAAACATAATATTGTTAACATTTGCTTTTGAGTTAGTGCTTAAATTTGTTGATCCAAGCGCTATAATTTCAAAATAATACCCTACGTTTGTCTCTGGATTTAACAATACTGCTAGTCCACCAGAACCTCCAGATACGTTAATGTTTTTATCTGGTGTAGTTCCTGGCACAATGTAATATGTTGTATTGCCAACTGCTGACTGTGAATTAGACAAACCACTTTCAACTTTTCCAACAATTCTCATTCTTGTTCCAAAATGTTTAAACTTATCTGTTAGTGGTTTTTTAACATATGATAAAAAGTTAATTGGAGTTTCTTGTGCAGAAAAACTTGGACCAGACAATATAAATGCCGATGACTGAACTGTTCCAGTCTGTGTTGACCTTATTGAGTTAATGGTTTTTTCATCTACAAATGTTGTTGACAAGAAGTTTTTAATTATGTTAGTTCTTCCACTCTTTTGAGCAGTTGCAGAGTTTACTCCTGCTGCTGCAATTGTTCCAGTGGCTGTTCCATATCCAGTCTTGAATAGGTAGTCTGAATTCATATCGCAACCTCTTACGTTAGCACTATCTAGCCAATGATTTGATATGGCTGCATTATGTGACACAATGGCCGTACCAAATTGTCCACGGCCATGCTCTTCAACTACGCCATTCTTTAATCTTAAAACTCCTTGAAAGTTTTCATATTTTGGAAGAGAATAAATTTTTACCCTACCTGTTGGATAAAGTTTTCCATTAAAGGATATTTTAGAAAAATAATTAGAGTATTCTTGTGTGCTAGATATCCAAACATTTCCTTGTCCAGATACGCTGTATTCTACGGCATCATATTTAATAATTTCTCCATTAGAATAAAAGTATCCATTATATCTTGATATCCAGTAAACGCCTTCGCCAAAGTCCATAATATTATCAACAACTATATTGTTTTTTACGTATGGCACTGTGGCTGATAAATTAGAGTTAAGTGGTATTGCACTAAGCGTGTAGTCTGACTGGTTTGTTATTTGTCCAGTAGAGGTCTTTGTATTTTCTGTTCCAGTTACTTCCCACAAAAGAACTGGCTTATATATCCATGTCTTGTCTGAGTCAACTAGACTTGCCTGCTTAATTGATCCATATGTTTTTTGTATTGACCTTGTGTCATAGTTAATAGATCCATTGTTGTAGACTAGGTTATTTTTTGAAGATACGTCAATGATGTTTAAGTCTTTTGATAAAGTGACATTGGAGGTTCTTTCTGTTTCTGTTGGCATCATATAAGACTTGCTCATGCAAATAAAGTTATTGTACTCATCAAAGAACATTGCTGTCTGAGTGGACCTAGCAAGATCTTGTAATATTTCTGCAACGTTTCTATCTGTTGGGATAAAAAAGAATGGGATTATTAAATCTACTTCTCCAGGTACTCTTTTAAATGCATAGTTTGAGAATCCAATAGAGTCAAGCAAAAATGATACTGCTGCGCTTAAACTAGCGTCTCTAAATAGTGTTTGTGGGGCGGTTAATGATTCAAAGTAAAAGAATAGGTCTCTAAGTTCTACTGTAAGTTTCTTGTTTGCAATTTCATACTTTGGGAACCCTTCAGAATACATTGTCTTAATTGGCACAATGTAGTCATACCCATTTAGGTTCACAGTTACATCATAAATCTTAAACTGTATATGATTAGTAATATACTTAGAAAGAATGCTATTTGAATTGTTAGCACTAAATGCATCATCAAAATCAAACAAAGATAATGAGCCTGTAGATGCCAAGAGTTGTCCTACTGGCAATCCGCTTGAGCCTAGATCTGAAGCACTCTTTTTTAGGTTTAGCGTAGTGACCTTATCTGAAACATTTACTGACAGCCTTGGAGATAGTTCAATAAGATCTAGGGTTGCGCCAATCTTGTTCATTGTTTGTGCAACAACTCTTAGGCCACCGACATAGTCAAACTCACGATACTTATATCCGCTATTTGTTGTAGTTGTAAATTTAACTGGGGAGGTCGTATCTGTAACAAAATTTGTCAATCTATCAACAGAGTCTTCTTCTAGGTACCAACCATACTCTGGAACAAATGTCTCTTTGTTTCCATTAATAAATATGACATAGTATCCAATATCTGTGTCAGACTGCTTAATAAAATAAGAGTATCCGTTTACTGACTCATCTGGCAAAAAGTCTTCAGATGTATATGTCTCTGCGTAGATAAAGATATCTCTATACTTTTTAGGAATTTTCAAACCATATGCCAACTCAACATATCCGTCTGTTTTTATTACTGGGGTTCCATCTTGTCTTAGAGATGTTTCTGTAAATGATACTAGGTCTATCCAGGTATTATTCTTTAGCCCCTGAACTTTCCATCTTAGTGGGACGCTCTTGTTTGCATCTCCGTATAATGGGTCAGAGTATGTTCCTGTTGCATTTGAGAATGGTCCAAGATCTACGTTGCCAGAATGTGTTTGTAATTTGACTACTACACGGTTTGCTGGAACCTCTTCCTCGTAGACAATATAAGGGGCTGAGTCATTTATTGCATACTGTCCACCAGTTGATAAGAAAGAAATTCCGTGCTCAGCATTTCCCTCTGTTCTTAATGAAGTCCAATATTTAAATTTATCATTTTTGTCAGGCATATAATATCTTGGTCTACGTGCCATATTTATATTTTGGCTATGAAGATATCTTCCAGGAAGGTATGAAGCCTTGTTTATTCCAGATCGTGGTCTAAACTGTTGAAAGCAAGACTCTAAAGAGTAAAGCATTTTTAGTTTATCTTTTGTTTTTGTAAGTGTAGTTGGAAGGTTATTATCTGTATATCCACCATCAATTGTTATATCTGAATCTGTTGCATCTGTATAGTGATTTCCAGAATCGTTAATGTCAAAAGAAGACATAATATTATTATAGGAGGATGCCTGATCTGTTGGTCGGTATCTATAGTTTCCTATTTGCTTTATGTTTGTTGGAATGTTAAGATTCCATTCTGCAATAACTAAAGAGTTTGTTTGAACTACAGAGGAAGATAGTAAATGCTGATTTAGTTCTGCATTGTTAAACATTACGCCTCTTCCAGGGTTACCGTAATATCCCAAAAATCATGTAGTGTTTGTCCACGTTTTCCAACCTTGTAGTTAAAGTTTGAGATATATACTTCAACAACATCGTTATACTGTTGTAAATGCATCTTGGCTTCTGAGTTAGATCCAAAAGTATTATATTTATCGTATGATAAAAACATCCAAAAAGAACCTTTATGGTTTTCGTACCAATCTAATATTTCTACTCCGCCTGCGCCACCATCAACAGTAAAGCCAATACCAGCGCTAGTTTGTTTTCCACCTACAGAGAACTCTGGGGCATCTGAAAATGCTCTTGATGGAAGACCTGTCCATGAAACAGTAAACTTATTCTTGTCTGCAATATGGTAAGATCTAGATTTTCCGTTTACGGTTCTTTCACGTTTTTCAATTCTTTCAGTTGATATATCTATTGGCGCTCTACCATGATCTGACAGTACAATAAATTGATCAACCAGGGTATCTGTTGTTGCTGTTGCACCCTTCTCTAATCCATTTGGTACGTATAGTCCATTATCTAACTTCCCTGAATTTTCAGACCAAAGCAACGCTTGGGGTCTTCCCCATTTTTTACGTCCTGACATATATGATGCGGTTGCCATTATAGTCTGTTACTCCTAATTCTTTGATTATCTACTTGCCTAATTTGTTCAATGACTGTCTGGGCTATTTCATTTGGATTTGCATCAGACTTAACATTAACACTTAGGTTATAATTATACACTGAGCCAAGGTCTGTATTACCAGAATTTATAGACTTGAGTTTATCTGCTCCAAAGTTATCTACTGCAAACTTACTTACAACAAATTCTCCTGGACTTAGCATTGCAGGAATTGTATCAGTTCCAATTGGCAACATATTAAGTCCACCTCTTGCAAAGTATCTTGGAACCATTCCACCAGATGCTAGCCACATAGGACCTTTAGATGCTCCCTTTGGAACATTTTTAGTTGTAGCACTTGAACCAGTAGACCCTGCTGTTCCTCCATCTGACTTTCCACCAGCAGATGAGCCAGTTGAAACGGTTGTTACATAGTTAGTAATGTAGTTTGTAATATTATGGATTTCGTCATAGACATGCTTTGTGTATAGGCTCTTAGGAATCTTATTCATAGTGTCAAGAGTTGAGGCCCAACTATTTTTATTACTTAGAGCACTATCTGCTGCTGCTTCCATAGCAACTGCATATGCTTCAGATAGAGGTTTGCCATCCTCCATTTTCCCAACTATTTCTTCCCACATTTCAAGTGTGTGTCCAGAACTATCGTCTAGAAGCATGATCTGATCCACAACTGCTTGAGCAGATACCTCTTCTAAGGCAAGTTGTGCATCCTGTTGCATTAATGTATCAAGAATAGTTTTTTGATCAGCAAGTTGTGTTTGTATAGTTGAATTGATTGTGTCAAAATCAGACTGTAATTTTTCTGCTGCAGCAACTTGCGCTTCTTGATAAACAACTATCTGTGCTTGTGCTGCCTCAATTGCTAACTCTGCAGCAAGCCTTGCTGGATCTGTTTCTAACTTAAATAGTTCTTGAGAAATTTGGTACTGTCTTTCTTGTAACTGTTCCTGGCTTTGACCAGAATCATTTTTAAGATTCTTTATTTCATTGTTACGTGACTGATCCATTGCAGATGAAACCCCGCCTGCATAGTTTGAGGCATCTGCTGCTCTCATATCTTGAGCAGCCTTTGCTGCTGCTGCTATATCTCCAGATGACAGGGCATCGGCAAGACCCAACTGTTGTTGTTGCTGGCGTATAATATTTTCATTGATACGCTGTACGTTTGCAAGCGCTTCTGCTTGAGCGTCATATTTCTTATTGATTTCATCAGCAGAGTGTGACATAATCGCAAGATCATTTGAAATCTTGCTAGACTCAACACCTAAAGCCTTTGCTGGATCTTCAAAATTCTTTTTAATGAAGTCTTGCTTTGTTTTAATGATAGATTCTTGTGATTTAATTAATGACTCATACTTTTTAGCATTTGTTTCTAAATCTTTAGATAGTTTATTCTGGGCTGCTGTAAGTTGTGATTCAAGTGCCGTAGTTTTTGCAGTTGCAACCCCAATTGCCTGAGCCAAAGAAGCACGTTGCTTTTGTATACTTGCCAACGATTTACCCATCATTCCTGCAGATGGATCTACTCCATTCTTTACTGCTGCTTGGTATCCTGCTTCTCCAACGTTCCAAGAAGCCTTTCCACCAAGTGCCGTGTTATCTGATGTCTGAGCCTTTCGCAATTCATTTATTGACATATTAGAGTATGCGGTTTTTCTAACATTCATAATCTTTTGTGCAGCCTCAAGACCTTTTTCAGCCTTACCCTTTAAATCAGAATTTGCATATTCAAGTGCAATCTTAATTGTTGAATTTGCTTCAACTGCCTCTAGACCCTTTGCAATTGCCTCAACTTGCTCCTTTGCCTTTTCTGCATCTGTTCCATAAGTCTCCATTGCAGCAATTGCTCCAGCAAGAGATTTTGGATCTGATATCAAAGAATTTAAAGCCTTTGGAGACATAGCAGGACCATTCTTGGCAAAAAATTCTAGGACTGCTGGAATCTTTGCATTATTGTTTTGTTCTTCAATTGCAGCCTTGCCAACATTAATTAACTCATTAATCTTTTCTCGTGCAACTCTTTGCTTTTCTAGTGCAATGTTTGTTGCTAATTCTTTATCTGTAATCTTACCAGTGGCAATAACAGTTGTCATGGCTTCATCTGAAAGTACCTGCTGAATTTCAGAGTTAGACATTCCAAGTGCAGCCAACTTCTTTGTTACAATTTCTTGCTCATTTAAATTCTTAAGAACTGCTTTTTGTGCAACAATAAAGTCTCCAGTAATTGCCTTATTAAGTCCAGCCTCTACCTGCTGTGCATTCTTGCTAAATACAACATCTCCAACTTTTCCACCCTTAATGACCTTACCAGTAAATGGATCAATAGCCTTTCCACCTTTACCAGCCTTGGCTGTACGCATAAACTTTGCTTGCTCTTTTGGATCAAGGCCCATGATGAAGTCCATAAACTGAGAGTTCTTACCCTTGTCCTGCATTTGTTCTTTAATACCCTTGTATGCATCTCCAATACCGCCCTTCTTTGCTGCTAGAAGTGCTTTGTTTAAAGCCTTAATTCCGCCCTCTGCATTGATAGATGCAAGACGAACCTCTTTAAGTCTCTTTAGTAAATCTGCATATGGGTCTGGTGGTTTATTTCCTGAGCCAGTGTCTGTAGCATTTCCTGCTGCTTTAGATGCAACTACGGGATCTTTTCCATATTTTGCTTGAGACATTTCAAAAGCAGTTTTTGCTGCTTGAGTTGGATCATTTAGGGTACCCTCTGTAAGAGCCTTAAATTTTGTTTGATATGTTGTTTGATATACACTATTTTTATCTGTACTAAAGTTTCCTGCAAGTCCTGCTTCTTGTTCTGCAATCTTCTGTGCCCATGCACGTCGTGCTTCTTCATTTTCAAAATGCATCATTGTATCAAAAAGCGTTGTATATGTTTGAATTGCTTCTTTTTGAATTGGGTCTTTAAGTGCACCAAAGTATGTCCAGTTATCAATAACGCCCTGCATGTTAATTCCAGTATCTTCACCAAACTTAATAATGGCTTCTTTTTCAATTGGAGTTTTCATTTTTTCAATTAAATCAAGATTTTTTGAAAGTTTTTCAAGTCCTGGCAAACCGACTGTATCAATGTAAGCACTCATGTCTATTTCTAGGCCATCAGATGCTTGAAGTAATGCTAAAGCCTTGCCAACCTTATCAAATTCTGCTGGACTCTTTCTGACCAAATTTAAAACAAGACTTTGTGCTTTTCCTTTATTGCTCATTCCAGAAAGAAGGGATGTGAGTTCTGCTACTTTTGTAGCACCTTGTTTTCTGATTCCAACGTTTAAAGCAACATTCATACCTGCAAGATTTCCTTCAAATATTTTCATCATTGCTTCCATTTGGTTAGGGTTCAATTGACCAGAAGACATGAGCAACTGAATCTTGCCCTCAAACGTTCTTCCTTCTTTTACACTCTTAAATGACTTGTCTTCGTCTGCACGAGCACCAGCATTGAGAACTCTTTGTGCAGATGCTTCATAGGCTGTTCCTTTGTACTTAGCCTTTACATCAGCCTTGCTAGCATCAAAGAATGCATCTTCTTTATCAGTTCCAACATAAGGACCAATAATTTTATTTGCTATATTTGCTTCTTGCATTGCTATTTGTCCAGCAACAAGCCTATTCATCTTTTCCATTCCAACAATCTGTTGGTCTTGTAATGCTTTAATCTTTCCATCTAATTCTAGTTGTTTTTCTTTATTTGTTGTTGCAGCACGTTGCGCTGTCAACGCCTTTAATTCATCTTCATAGTACCTTGACATGCCGTCTGCTTGCATTTGAGCCATCTCAACTGCATTAGTTCCTGATGCAGCGAGTGCTGCTGCTTCAGTTCTACCACTATTTCCCTTTGCTAATGCTGCGTCTAGACCTTGAATTATTCCTTCTGATCGAGCACCTGCCACAACTGCAAGTCTTGTTCTTACTGTTAATGGATCTCTTGTTAAGTCTTCTCCATTTGCCCCGATAAGATTTCTTAGTTGTCCGTCAACCTTCATAGATATGCTAGAGTCTTTTAGGTTAACTCCAAGTTGGTAGGCTGTTTGACTTGCAAGGTCTGCACTCATTGTTCCATCAGCAACTGCTGCTGCTAATTGCATTGCAAACTGCTGTGCTGCTACTTCAGAACCATTTTCATTTGCATTCTTTGTGTATGTGGCTGTCAACTCTTTACCAGTTGCAGACCCCATAAACTTCTCGCCTTCCATGGTTCCCTTACGTGCTGCCTCATTATATCCAGAAAGAAGTCCGTCGCCTCTTCTCTTATTCATAATTTCAGATGCACCAACAAGACCAGTTTCTTGGCCAATCTTTTTCATTAAATCAGATGTAGCAGATGTTGCAGTTACAAACTTTGCAGTTGCAATTGCTGCACCTTCAAAATGTTTATTAAGTAAGTATGCTCCGCCACCGACTGCTGCAAGGCCTGCAACAGCCCAACCTACTGGCCCCATGCCTGCTAGTGCTGGGGCAATAGATGCTACTGTAGATGCTGCTCCAAGTGCTCCTGTTACTGCTGGTGGTGCTCCGACTGCTCCTGCAACCATAGTAGCCATTCCTAGGCCTCCAGCAGCCTTGCCAGAGAACTTTCCAACCTTTTCTCTACGCATGCCACGCTTCATCTTATTGTATGTCTTCTTGTCCATTGGGTCGCCTGTACCTGGATCAATAAAGACTTTACCATCTTCACGAGCATATCCAGAAGCCTCTTTTAGCGCTTGTTCTTTTGTTAGTCTGGTGTCAAGATTCTGTGACTGTGAAGCAGAAGAATTAATCTTTGCACGAAGGGCAGCAAGTTCTCTTTCTTTCTCTGCAAGAATTTCACGATCTTTCTTTGAAATTTGATCTGCAAGCATAGAAGATGTTTGCTGTGCATTTGCTGTTTGATCTGCTGCATTTGCAATTTGTTGTGAACTATTTGCAGTTGCCTCTGCAAGATCTGACGCTGTTACTATGTTATCCTGGTGTCTTCTCTGTGCTTCTAGCGAGTCTCCAGTTGCCTTAGATAGTTTATCTACCTCTAGTGTTAGTGTTGACGATGACTTGTCAACTCCCCCAGAATCTGAGCCAGCAGACATAGAACCCTTACCACTTCTTCTTCGTCTATCAAGAGCCTTAAGTACTTGCCTCTTATCTCTCATCTCTGGAGTATCTATGTCATCATAAAATTCTTTATTATCAACATCAACTTTTGCAGCACTCTTCAACTTATCTGACTGAGTAGAAACTTCTTTAGCCTTTGATGCAAGGCCTTGTGAAAGACCATCTCCAATATCTTGCCCAAGTTTCTTGGTTCTCTTTGATGGAGATGCTGTTTTAGCAATTTCTTTTTCTGCTCTTGTTAAATCTTTATCCAATGCATCGCTAATCTCTGTTGATGCTTTTACAAATTCTGGATTTCTCTTTCTATAAGGCTTTACACTTGATGATGCACCAAGTTCTGATCTTAATGCTGTTTCTTTTGCTGCTAGAGATATTCTTTGACCTTCTGAGCCACGGTTTGCTTCGCCACCAAATGTTCCAACAACAGATGTTGACTTTGCATCTGCAATTGCTTGCTTCATCATTCCACTAACAGAGTCTCCAAGTTGTGATTGTGCTTGCTCTACTGCTGCATAAAATTCTGGATCATTTACAAATTCTGTTGGAATCTTTGAAACTTCATCTGAAATTCTGCTTGCAAATGTTTGCATATCTGCATGCATTTGTGCAGCAACTGATGGACTATTAAGTGCTTCTTCAAGTGACATACCCATTGACCTTGCATACTGATCATACATTGGGGCCATGGTGATTGCCATATCTTTGCCACCAAACTTAGAGGCAAGATCTGTAGGAGACATTTGTCCCTTGTTTGCTTTTTCTGGAAGCATAAATCCAAAGTTGCTAAATTGTCTAGCGTAACCATTTGGATCTCCTGCCTTAGCAGCATCTGCTGAAGATTGTAAATGCTTTCCAACTCCAGATGTTTTTGATGTTGCCATATCCGCAAGGCGCTGTAACTCTTGAGGATCTCTTATTGGTGCGCCAGGTGCCTGACCATGAGCAAACACATAGTTCTCTCCATTATAGGTTGTTGCAGCCGTACCCTTTGGCCTGTTTCGTGCTACACCTTCTTGTTCAAGAATGTTCTTTATTGTTTCCCCAGATAATTTCTTAAATCCTTCTCCTGCTGCTTTGGCTTGATCTTCAAGCATTTGCAATACACGAGATACACCTTCAACATCTTTACTAAATTTTGATAACTCTGAAATTAATGCAAGGTTTGCGCTTTGTGGTGTTGCTCTATTTGGAATAGCATAACTTCTACCACCAAAAGAAATGTTTGATCCATCTGCACCAATTCCATCTCTTCCAGTTGCATATCCTGGAACAGAGTCATTTCCAATTGCCTTTAAGAGTGGACCATACTTATCTGTATTTTCTTTTGATACAACAGTCTCTCCTGGTTCAAGCATTGCTGGAACTTTATCTCCAGTACCAGTACCTGGAACACTAAATACACCATCTGCATATTTTCTTGGAGCAAGACCTGTAGTTGCACCCATAGCCCCTGGTGCTGCATTAAATAACCCTGGAGATGACATTGCAAGTGCTCTTGCCTGCGATGCTGCATTTCCATATGCTGCTGCTAGTGCATTGGCTGCGCCTGCTTCAACATTAAATGTTTCAATTAATTTTTGATGTGATGTATGAAGTGCATTGGATTGTGCAAGACTTTCAATCTGTTGCTGAGTCATATAGTCAAAGCCTGCACCAAGTACATTGCTTTGCCCATTAAGTTTAGCCATTCCACCACGAAGCATTGCAAAGAACTTAATTACGTTTGCAGTTCCGTTTGCAAGCAAACCAAATGCCATAAGAGCAACTGGTGCCAAACCTCCAACAACTCCAACAATAGTTGTTATGATCTTCTTTGTTCCATCACTTAGATTATTAAACTTTGCTAAAATATCTCCAACAAATTTTACGATAGGGGTTGCAGCCTCAAGGAATGCCTTACCCAAAGGCATCAACTGAACCTTCATATCTTCAATTGCTTTTTGGAATTTCTTACCAGTCGCATTTTCAATCTTTGCTGTTTCTCGCTCTGCCAAGATCGCTAACTCTTCCATAGAAGCGCCTGCCAAACCTAGTGCTCTAGAAGCCTGACTGCCATCCTTTGTTATGTTCTGGAATAATGTTGATAGACGAGCAAACTGGAACTTACCAAACATCTGTTCAATTGCTCTGGCACGGTTAAGTGGGTCTAGTGTATCTAACGCTCTTGCAAATCCTACTACTGTTCCTTTTATATCCCCCGCATTATTATTTACAATACCTTTAATATTAATACCTAAGCCAGCAAGCATATCTGATGCTTTCTTAGAAGGGTTAATCATGGATGCAAGTCCAGACTTAAGTGCGTTAGCACCTTCAGATGCGTTAATGCCACCTTCCTTCATTGCTGTAAGGAAAAACGCAAGATCTTCAACAGATCCTCCGAGTTGCTTAATTACTGGCGCTGCTTTTGGAATTGCAATAGTTAAGTCTTCAATAGATAAAACTGTCTGGTTTTCTACAGCGTTAAGAAAGTTAATTTTAGTTGCTAGTTGTTCAGAAGATATTCCAAATGCATTCTGTAAAGATATTGTTGTCTCTAGCGCCTGTTGCTGATCTACTTGTCCAAGAACTGCAAGTCTTGTTGCCTGAGTAACTTGAGCAGTTAATGCTGCGCCTGCGTAACCTGCTGCTGCAGCATCTGCTGCCATATTCATTGTGTCTTTTACTGCTACGCCATACTTAGTAAATTCACCAGCAAGTCTTTTAATTCCATCTACGGCCTTGTCTGTCTCAGCAACGCTTGTAGCCATATCTCCGTATACACGTTGGAACTTTACAGTTGCTTCTTCCATTTCTCTAAATGTCTTAGCAGCAAAAGATCCAAGCATAGTTAGAGGAATTGTTAAACCAACCATCAACTGACGTCCAGCCCACTGTGTATTTTTACCAAAGTTTAGAAGTTGTGTCGAACCTTGCTTAAGTAGTTGATTTAGGAACTGCTGTCTTTGTGCAGCCATTTGAACACGTGTGGCATAGTCTGTGTAGGCGCCATTTGTCATCTGTAGATGCTTTGGCATTACCTGAAGTGTCTTGACTAACTGACCGTTAGCATTAGTTAATTGTACGTATTGACTTTGAAGTGTCTTTACTCTATCCTTGCTTGCACGTTGAAGGATTTCCTTCTCTTGAGCAAAGAAGTTTTTTAAGACATTGCTATTTAATGAGGTGGCTGCTGCGGTATATCTAAAATATTGTTTAAGGCTTAACTGGTTTTTTTCTAGCGCACCAGTGAAGGCTGCAGTGGAAGTGTGGACATCCTTTTGGCTAGCAATGAACTTTCCAGTTTGATTGATCGACTGAATAAGTTGGCTGTTTAAACCCTTTTGTGCATTTTCAGCAGCAATGTTTCCTTGTGTTAAGGATTGATTAAACTTGCTTAGACCAGCCTGAAGCCTTCTTAATTCTGAAAGAGCCGTGGCCGTATCAAAATGTATGCCTATATTAGCATTTACATCAGACACGTTTCATTCCACCTCTTTACATTATTTTTACTTAGTTAAAGAATTAACTAATGCAGTTGGATCAGCAAGTTGGATTCCAGAGGCTGCATCTACTACTTCATATACTGTAGGTAGGTCGATGTTTTCTTCTAGTGCTGCTCTATCTTCTGCGAGTTCTGGACTGTACTGCTTGAATGCGATTTGTACGCAATCGAGAAGAATGTCCATAGACTTTTCATTGTTGTCTGCCACTGTGCTTAGTTCTTGGAACTTCTGCATGAATGGCTTTAGTAGTGAAATCTTTAGTGGTTGTACTGTTACCTTTGTACCGTCGATTAAAACTACGTGCTTTTTATCTGTTGTGGCTTTGTCTGCCATAGTATTTCCTCCTGTGGATTGTTAAATTAATTATACCACAGCAAGCGTGTTTTTTTAGCCCTCTACAATTTCGTAGTCTATACCCATTCCAACACCAAACCCTGCTTTTGATGCAGTAGCACCTTGGTATGCAAGAATGTCATTTCCATCAACTGCCTGACCTTTACTAAATACTCTAGCCTTCATATCTTCCCATTCTTGCTGTCCGCCACCAGATCCAGCATCTAAGTCTACTCCTTGCATTGCTGCTATAAATTTCTTTTCGTTATGATCCAATTCTCTTTTAACACTGAGGGTTGCAAGTATCTCTGGCATGGACATTGACTTTTCTAGTTCTAGATAATCTTTCCATATCCCCAGCAAAAATACTTCTGATTCTATCTTTGCTAAATCTAACTCTTCCCATGAAGATCCACTATCAACTGCTTGCTTTTTTACAGATTCTTCTGAATCTTTATTTACTTTAATACCTGCAGCATAGTTAAGAAGTTTGTAGACTATTGGCATATTGCATATGTCTTCTGCTTCTGGATAAAATTCTGGGCAATATTGTTTTAATGCTATAGAAGCACAAAGGGCAAGATTGGTCATTGCCTCATCATCACCATCGGAGTTTTTGACAAGTTCAAAGGCATCCATCAATTCTCTTAAATACTTTATCTTTAATGGTACTGCTTCAACTATAACTCCGTTTAGTAATTCTACTTGACCTGATTCATATATTTTTGTTGCCATCCTATAAGTATACCAAAAGAAAAAGCCCTATCCGTTAAGATAGGGCCAATTCTATTATTAAGTTATATTTTAAAGATTATGCGCCTCCGCCAGCGGTGCCAACGGTACGGTCAACAATCTTTCCGTATGAACCAGATGAGTCATCTGGAAGTAGACGGAATGAAACTTCAAACATAGAAGCAGCATCACGCTTTGCAGATACTGTTACGCTTTCGATTGAAAGTGCACGGTATGCAGTGTAGATACGCTCCTTTGCAACTGCTGCGTCGCCAGATCCTGGACCGACAGCAATTAAACCTGCTTCAACTGGGACGTCGCCCAAGTCTCCTGCAGATAGGTTAAGTGTTGGGTTTCCCGCAACTGTAGACAAGTTAGAATCTTTTGCTGCTAATGCAACTAGAAGGTTTTCCATTGTTGCTTCAGCGAATGATGTCTTTAGATTGACCTTCATACCTTGCTTGAACAACTTTGCTACGTCAAGAACCTGATCAACTGCAACTTCACCGAAATCTGGCTGGAACTGTAGTTCTAGACCATTGCTGGTATAGCCTACGTTACGCCACTTTGCAGTGTTGGCTGATGCTGAAAGAGTTTCTGTGTACTTTGTACCAGCAACGAATGCTGGAACTGAAGTACTTGGTGTAAGGGCACCGTCTTCGTATGTGAAGAGCGCTGCTGCGCCAACGATGATGTTAGCGTTACTTCCTCTTGAATATGCCATATTTTTTCACCTTTTCCTTTA